GAAGGTGAATTTGAGCTGAATAGAATTGCTCTTTCACAAGGTCTTCGATTTTATCCAAAGTACTTAAACGAGACGACGCAGGAATACCCAGATAATGGCCCAGCCTTCATCCCAGCCACCGTCAGATCTCACGGACAGTGAGGTTCCAGCACAGCGCACCCGTTCCGGGCGTGTATCCAAACCCCCAGTTCGCTATGAGCCTATTGAGCAAGTAGAGGACGATTATGCCACCGAAGACTATGACACCGAGGATCCCGAAACGGACGAGGAGAACAGCGACGTTGATTCAGAGGACATTTCAGATGAAGAAGATGCAGATGAGGATGGTAATTTGGATGGTTTCGTAGTGCCAGATAAAAGCGAGAGTGACGAAGATGATAATGGACCCCCCGTCGTTCCTGTCAAAAAGCGACCAACCACCGGCAAACGAGTGGCCGGCCGAGCCCGAGCGTGAATCTCGCCCTCAGATTTTCGAGCAGCCTCGTGCAAACGCTCCCGCCATCAATATCGATGAGCTCAAAAATAACCCAGTGGTCATCGGAATCCTCATCGGTATTGTTATCGGCGTTGTTCTGATGAATATGCGCCCTGTAATTATTAATCCTACCAAGTAGGTACTTTTTAAACAATCATATAAGCAACTAGGTTTCCAGACTTTGAGTTGGTACCGGTGAAGGTGCCAATGGGTCCAGTGCGCCCTTTAATTAGATCCTCTTGAAGGACACCAATCCACGGGTTTTCTCTCACCTGTGTCTTGGGTTCCATATCGCGAAAAAGCTCATATTGGTTATCGGGCGTGCCCACTCCTGGTACTACCTCACGAGGCGCGCCGAGCGCTGCATCATAGGCCGCAACAGATTTGGAAATTGGTGCAGGTGGGCACAACTTCGGAATGCGAACGTAGGCCAGCCAAAGAAGCAGGCCTATAATCACCAATCCGACTAGAACACCTAGCATTTACTATTTGTATTTATTTTTCTACGCCTCAGTCTCTGGCTCCTCAGCCACTGGAGCCAGCGTGCCCTCAGCCTCAATGCGACGGCGCTCAATCTCGGCAGCCACCCTGGTGTCGGCAATCACCACCAGCTCCTCAATAGGCTTGTCTGGAAACTCGGTCTTCAGGCCGTCCAGCAGATCAGCTGGGTGGGGAATGGGAGGAACGTCCGGCTTGGTGTAGAACTTGGAGTTCTCGTCCGATGGGTTAATGTAGGGGAACTCGCCCCCGGTTGGCTTGGCCACCGAGTCGCGCTTGCGCTTCTCGAACATCGACGCCGCCTGAGCCTGGTTCTCCTTGTACTTGGCCATAATCTCCTCGAGCTTGTCGTTGGCGTAATGCACGTTATCAATATCATCACGATTTGGAGGGATCAGAAGCCACTTGTACATATCAACCACGTAGATATCGAACGTTGCATCCTCCTTCTGAAGACGCTTGGCGTGCGTAGCCGCCTCCTCACGGGTGGAAAAACAACCACGAATCTTCATACCCAGAAGCTCATTCTTCTGGGGCTGATCTGGACCCACGAAGCTCACGCACGCAAAAGCCTGGCCAGGTACGGTGATGTAATCGCTCTCAAGAGAACCCATTATATTACAATGTAGCAGAACCTTTAAGTAAAATTTAAGTCCTGTGACCGGCCTAAGGATTTCAGACTCGAAACATGTATGGATCAAATACGACAACTTCACAACTTGATGAAGAAGAACCTCATCAAGAAATGGGTTAAACCAGGTGACCTAGTTCTTGATTGTGGGTGCGGGCGCGGCGGCGACTGGTGGAAGTGGAAGGACGTCAAGGCCACCGTGGTGGCGATCGACCCAGACGCCGACGCTCTCGCCGAGGCTGGTCAGCGCCTCAAGACGGTGGGGGCCCCTATCACAATCATAGGCCCGGGCACTATAGAGGATGCAGTGGCAGAAGGACCCTTCGACGTCATCTGCTACAACTTTTCTATTCACTATATTTTCGCGTCTCCAATTTTACTTCAAAATTCAATCAAGGCTCTGAGTAAGGCTTGCCGTAAGGGTGGGTTGGTCATCGGTATCACCCCTGATGGATCCAGAATGAATTTTGATTCTAAATTTACAGACCCATTAGGAAACACTCTTGAAAAGATGGACCTTCAGACCCTCAGTGTCAGACTGATAGATGGTCCCTTCTATGCAGATGGTCCAAAAGAGGAACCAATTTTGGATCAAAAAGTATTCGTCAAAGCGATGAGTGACGCAGGCTTTGTCACCCTCAAGTGGGAACCCATGCTCAAGGAACCCAACGGTCACGTGTCTGACATATACACGACATTCGTGTTCCGTAAAAAATACTAGATACTCTTAGATGAGTGGGCTATTGCTCCTCGGTTTATTATTCTTCCCATTGGTTGAAATAATCAGGTCAGTTAAAGAACCCGAGATGCTCACTGAGATCAAGAGGCGGTACGACATCATACGCACGAGCCTCCCAGCAGACGCACGGTGGGAGAGAATCTGCTCTAAATCCGCCATCATAACGGGTATGGACCCGAGTTCAGGTGTGGTTGGCAGTAACGTGAATAAGGGGTACGAGATATATATCTGCTTGGACGGAGAAGATATAGACTCGGCTATGTATGTGTTTTTGCACGAGCTGGCTCATATGACCGTATCTGAATACGATCACTCTACCAATTTCTGGAACAATTTCAAAGATCTTCGAATTGTGTGTCAAAATATAGGAGTGTATTCACCCGTAGGGGCCAAGAAGTACTGTGGAAAGGAGGTCAAGGACTAGTTTAGGCTCTCTCATCAAGGAATTTCTTTACAAAATAGAACAGGATTGCAGCCACGAGGGCGGTCACCACCATCCCCGTGACTGACATCTCACCGTTCTCACCGAGGAACTTGGGAACCATAGTGGAGAGCTTATCCTGGACCGGCTTGGAATAGGCCGCGACAGCGGCGAGGCCAGCCAGGGCGGCCTGAAACTGCTCGTCAGTCAGACCGAATGGGTTCTTTGAGCTCTTGGCGCCGCCATCGCTTGAACGCTGGGTGGGCTTGTTACCGCTCTTCATCATCATTGGGGGACCCATCACCTCGTCCTGCATCATCTGACCTGGACCAGCCATAACCTCTTCAATTGCAGTGGAAAACTCAGCCATTTGAGATTCGTCAATTTTATTTTCTGGGTTTAAATCCGCTGGATCGCTCAAGAGCCCTGTCGGGGGGCCCTTCTTATTTTCATCCGGAATTGGTTGCGAAAAATCTAGACCTGCGTTTGGGTCGTAACTCTGCATTCTAATTGTTTCGGAGGTTTTAGAATTGAAATGAGGACGCGTAGCGTCCTGTTCAATTCGCCAGTCGAACAGTCTGCTGCGCAGACTATCTTATTTACCCCGACTTCTTCACCACAATCGTAGGCGCTCCACGTGATCTAGGAACGGCTGCTGTGGGGGCGACTGATCCATGCCGTGGGTTATAGTGGCGCTGGTGGTGTTGCCAGAATGCAGGCCCACCCACCTTGAAGTTCTTGCGTATAGGCGCCTTGTACCAGAAAACCATGTCCTGGATGCGATTTGTCTTGCAGGTGGTGTCGAGCACAAGGCACTCGTAGTTCTCAGTGCATGCGTCCATCACCTGACAAAAGGAGTCGAAGCTGGGGAACATACCGAAGAAGCACTTGTAGAGGTTCTCTCGGTTCTGCTTGACGTTATCACGCAGGACAAACACATAGTCCGTGTTGGAGCGGATCATAGGCGTCATGTCCATGACGTACTGGGTCGTCATCATGAAGAAGATGTTCCAGTGGCGGCCATTCATAAACAGGCTGCGCATAACCGTGTCGCGCATAAAGGCCCTGTCGTACATGCAGTCGTCCATCAGGATGAAGACTGGTGGAAGCTTCTCCTTACCCACCCTGGCTGCTATCTTCTTCTGACGATCCATGATCTTCTCAATGGCCTCCTTGTTGTAGTCGCTATACACAAACAGGTCAGGGATAAACTGCTTGTAGTGGCCGTTGCCATCCTCCGTACCGGACATGGCTATCCCAGCCGGGACGTGCTTCTTGTGCCACAGAATATCCGTCACCAGAGTAGATTTTCCTGTACCACGCTTCCCTATAAATACACACACCCGATCATCCCGCATCTGGCTTGGGTTGAATTTTTTGAGATTAAAACTCATCTACTTTACACTTTCAATTTTCATATAAAAAATAGACGCGTAATTTTCATATGGAATTAGTAACCCAACTGACGTGCCCTTGTCGCTCCAATTTTACTTATAAAAATAATGCTAGTTTTTCTGCTCACAAGAAAACCAAGATGCATATATCATGGGAAAATCAATGTGATAATAAACAGGACAAAGTTAGGTCAAAGGAATTTGAGAATGAAATTGAGAGACTTAAATCAAGATTGTATCAAAAAGAGGCTGTAGAAGCTGAACTTTTGAAAAGAATTTACGAGTTGGAAAAACTGCTGTATATAAGTTAAAAGAATTTGGTTGTGAAATAGTAGATATGTCCGCTGGTTCCATCCAGCTGGCGGCTATAGGGCAGCAGGACTCCCTTATAACGGGCAAGCCCAGCGTGACCTATTTTTCAGGCATGTATTCACGCAACACCCCATTTGTGCTTCAAGCGTACGACATTCCCTTTAATGGGACCAAGATCCTCTTCGACTCGATTCAGACGTGTAAGATCCCTTTCAAAGGGGATATAGTGAGGGGTCTAACACTAAAAACTGACATGCCCTTTTTAAAGAATCCTGGTTCAGAGTGGAATTGGCCCGCCCCTGCATCAGAATCCGGATTCTATCCCCGAATTGTGGTAGATGGCATCTTTATCCGCGCCCCTACTGTGGGTATCGCTTACTACTCCACTAATCTCCAGTCCCAGCAGCAGTGGATGCAAGTCGCCGCCCCGGCTCCATACGCCGGACCTACACTCGCTTCCAAGATTTACTACAATGCAAATCTTAACAAGTGGAGTTTCACAACCACCTCGAACATCACAGTGGAGCCCAGTATGGCCCCCTTTTGGGGCCTGGATCCCAAAAACTTTTCAAACATCTACGCAGATGGCAACATAAATTACGTGTCATCTCTCACTCTCCAGAGTAATCTGTCTCAATTTACCCTAGAGCAAGGCGGGTGGGCGAGAGGGTCGGGTCTCCCAACCGCCGAAAAGAGAGCAGGTCTGTATTTCGCCGTCACTTCAAATATAACACCCGCGACGGCGCCCACCACCACCCAGTTTCAGCTTTTTACTAGGGCGGGTGATTCCTCTGCTCAATACACCTTTTTTAATATAGCAAAGCAGTCTTTCATCGCTACAGTCGCCGGCTCGTCCTTTTCTTACCCTTCACAGGGAGGTCTTATTCAGTTTATTCAGAGCGGGGCCTATGTTCTCAGAGGTGGTTTGTCATCGGATGGTGCAGTTTATTCCATAGGAATAGGCGTGACGACGACTGACTCCCATCCAGGTACCGCCAATTTCTTGGTCGAGCACACATTCTCAACCTCATCCAACCCCACCCCTTCCTTTTCAATCCCCTTTAATATTGTCGTACCGGTCGGACAGCTTATCTACGCCTATATAGACGTTCGAGTCGTAACGCCGTCTGGACTGCCAAATGCGTTAATTCTAACGGGTTCGCAGCTGAGCATAGGCCCCCTCGATCAGTTCTTCATTATGTCTCCCGTTTCATCTTCAACCGGAACTCAGCTCAGTCTCGGCAGCTTCAACTCGTACCCACCTCAGTCGAGCACTTCAAACATTGTTAGCGTCCAGACGAGCAACTCGTTCTCATTCAACAAGGTGGGCACTTTCCTCATAACCACCGTTCTCGCTCTACAGACGTCTGTGCTCGTGTCCGTCAAGCTGAGCAAGGGCACTCGCGGGTCGGGCGTTCTTCTCTACGATTACACCTCATTCTACGGAACACCGGCGTTTCCCTCTTTTGACTTTACATTACCCGTTTCCGTAATATCCACAGCTGATTTGTACTTCATGGACATTACCATGCAGACCTTCTCGAGTGGCGTCATCACATCTGATCTAATTTTAGGTTCAAATGTTTCTTACTTGGCGATTGTTCAGAATACATCACCAAGTCCAACTGCATCTTACCCCGAGAACGGTGTCCAGTTCAATGCGGGCGGCACTCCATTTTTGGCCAGTGGAGGTAATTTGCCACTGAACACGGGTTTCTTGGCCCCAGTGGGTTCTTCAACCAGCTTCAGCTTGGTTGCTGGCAATCTCAATGTCACCATAGGTGGCTTGTACCTTCTGCAGGCTGTCGTCTGCACGGATCAGGCACTTGCATCAATTCGCATCGGAAATCTAACTTATCCTATTGGAGTTGGTCTCTTGCCACCCTATTCCATAGGCGTTCCTTACTACATAGCATCTGCATCAGTGGCCACTCCGAATATAGTGAGCATAGGCTACACTACGCTGACGGGAGGGAGTACAGTGACCGTCTATTCAAACACCTTCCTCACCGTTGGTCCCCTTGCCAGTAACGTCATTGACGTTTTCAACTATGTGGATTCAGTAGGAACCTATCTGATAAAACAGGCTGATCTGCGCATCGGTGGTCAGCTCATTCAGAGCCTCACAGGAGAGGCCATAGAACTTCATAACGATCTGTACGTGCCATACGAGCAGCAACCAGGTCTCACCCTCCTCACAGGCAAACTCGACTATTCAAACGTATATGACCCAGGTCGAACTTACTACACGAATTTACCCTTTTATTTCTATGGAAATAATGAATTGTCCATACCGGTCGCTGCACTGGATCGTCAGGACCTCGAGGTCGTCATCACATTCAGACCATTCAAGGATCTCACTTATGTTTCAAATATAGCCAACGTTAATGCAACTATTAGCTCTACTATCATAGTCGAGTATGGATACTTGTCAGAAAGTGAAGTCAAGTGGATGCGTAAAAACAGGTTGGAGTATCTGATAACTCAGACCCAGGTCACTACATTCACAGTGCCTGTTGGATTCACCACAGGTCGGTTTGACCTCCCTTTTCTCAATCCAGTCAGAGAGATTTATATTGTGATTCAAAATTCAAACTCCCCAGTATATGACTTTGGTGATAACGGTCTTCAGAACATAGCTCTATCTTTCAACGGTCAGGACTTTCTGAGTCGGCAGGTCATCGACAGCAGTTATCTCCAGTACGTCGAGTCTTTCAATAACTTTAATTTTGCACCAAAAAGAAAGTTCTACATTTACTCCTTCGCGGATGACCCCATGAATCCAAGACCAACCGGCACAATCAACATGAGTCGCATCAAGGACAAGGTGCTAGAGATTACGACCAGTCCCTATAGTAATCCCCGTAACATCAGGGTATATGCCATCAGCTACAATATGCTCAGGATAGAGAATGGCCTTGCGGGTCTCCTCTTCAATTTTAATTGAGAATTAGTAGTAGAATGGCAGGGAGAGCTACACTTGCCTACCTGGGAGCCGACGACGTCATGCTCGTCGGCAACCCCGAGATTACCCATTTTCTTGAGCGTTATACGGCATGCATACCCTTTTCCAAACGTCTCGAGGTTATCAGTTTTGATTCACAGGTGCGATTCGGTCAGGAATCTTCAATTGAAATTAGTAAAAGAGGAGACCTAGTGACTGCCATGTACCTTAGATTCAACACTCCCGCAATTCCCGCAGTATGTGACGGGGCTATGAATTATATGATTGAATATGCCGAGATTTACTACGGAACTCAACTCGTGGAACGCCTATACGGTGAATACATGGAGATGATGAATGATATCAAAGTACCAGCCGGAAAGCAGATTACTCTACAGAATTTGACTGCAAAGGTCTATCCACTGACGGCCACCGGTCTCAACCTGACTTATAACATCCCCTTGCCCTTCTCGTGCATGGAAAAAGGACTTGATGTTAATAGCGGCTTAATTACATTCAAAATTTTCCTCAAAAAATCAAGCGAGTTTTCCATCCCGACATTCGTATATACAGGTGCTATAGACATATCATTGTTAGTAGAATACGCCTATTTGGTAGAGCCTCTCAAGAGGGACACTCAGGTATTTCAGCAGGTTCAGCGCGTCGAGTTTATAGCCCCACAGGGCGTGAATGCAGTCAAGTGCAAGCTGGGCCTCATGAATCCAGTAAAGGAGATCTTCTTGGTCGTCCAGAATGTAGGGGCATTCGGATTTGATTTTACTACAAATGGTTTCTATAATGCCACGAAAGACACATGGACCAATGGCACTACAGAACATCTCATCAATTTGATTTTTAAATTGAATGGAGTAGAGAGAATACCCAAGGAGATTGGAACGCCCCTTTTCCTCAGGGTCATACAGGCTATGGAATTCCACACCAGAACTCCAGACAGAAAATTCTACATGTACTCATTCAGTCTAGACCCAGATGGACCCGTCCCATGTGGTCAAATAAATCTGTCACGAATTTTCAACCAAAATTTAGAACTGACAATGAATCCTAGCGCCCAGGCGAGATTCATCAGGATATATGCAGTAAATTACAACTTCATAAAGGATGGACGCGTTTTATTCTCAAATAACGAAGAGGCGGGAGTTTTAGTATGAGTGATCTCCAGGCTGCCGACGACATTTTACGCCCCGTGATGGAGGCTGCAATCGTACTGGCTTCGAGCTACGCCGCTTCTACAGGCCGCGAGTCCATAACTGCGATGGACGTCAAGTATGGACTCATGTACGCCTGCCGCAATGTAACCGGCAAGCAGTTGGGTTCAATATACCCAGAAATTTACGAGGACGAAGACGAGGAAGACGAGGAAGACGAGGAAGACGAGGAAGACGAGGAAGACGAGGAAGACGAGGAAGACGAGGAACCATTTGCAAGATACCAGGGCGATGACGACCTCTGTGTCAAGATGAATGAGTGCGCAGACACGTGGGATGCATGGGAACCCACTAGCCCAATGGAGTCTATTATGAAAAGTGCAGTTGATAAAATTAGTTTATAAATTGTAGGATGGAGGGATACACCCCTTCAAAGAATTTCACAGTATTCGTTGAAGAGGAGCCTCAAGAGGAAGAGGAATTCCTACCGCCAAAGGTCAAGTATGCTGTGATCCTCCAGGAGGAGGAGTTCGAGGACGAGGACCCTGACGAGAATTTTTTTCCAAGTAAATAATAAAATGGCAGGCGTGATCGGTTCCGTTGCACTCCAGCTCGAGGCTCAGTCCCTGAACTCCATCGTCGCGGGTTTCTCCTTCGCCGCAGCCGTGGCATGGATGGACGCCGTGCGCTACCTGATCTCCCAGGTGGTCCAGGTCAGCAAGAACGGCGGCCAGTACTACATCCTGAGCGCTCTCTTCACCACCCTGCTGAGCATCCTGGTGTACATGGTGCTGAAGGCACTGGTGACCAACGTCAAGATCAACGAGCCCAGCTCCCCAGTGTATGCCGTCACCCGCTAAGCGGAGGGCGAGGCATCAGAACAGCAGCCACAGGGCGCGTCGCCTTGTAAATAAGGTAACCCCCGGCTAAAATAACCAAAAAAATGATCAGGGTCCAACGACCCACAAGAGGACGCTTTACGTCGGACTCTTTTGGCTTTTTAACAGTAATCATATCATCCAGGATGCGTCGAAGCTCGACCATCGTTACAGGAGGTGGTGGGGGTGGCTTGGGCTCCTTTGGATACTCGCAGTGAATTCTCAACGTAAATGAATTCAAATTGAAATCCTGAAAATTAAGCAACTGACCACGTGCATCAGTCCATCGAATAGTCAGCCTCGATACCTTGGAAATTGGGGAATCAAATTGGATGAATTGATTGTAGTCACCAGACTCTTTGAAGTTCTTGATCTGTCCAGAAGGAACATCCATGGGTATCATACCGAAAGTGCTTCGAATAGACTGGCCGTCAGTGGTCGGCCCGACCATCTTCTTGGCATCGAGGACACTCGTTGTCCTGAACTCGTCTATATCTAGGAAGACTGATTCATTTAGGGACATGTTGGAAATCTTGGAGGTTTTGTAAAGACTTTTCCCAATGTAATTCAAATTTTGATTGTAAATTGGATTCGAAGAATACAGGAAGCTTGACTTGGTTCCTGGGGATATGCCGAGCATGGTCTGCATCTCCGAGGTGGTGGCATGGACAGTGAATGCAGCGACATTACTGGATATCAGGTACTTGCCTTCGGCCTCGAGATACTCGACGCAGAACAGGTAGCCTCCAGATGCAGTAAGGGCCTGAGCCAGAGTCCAAGTGGAGTAAAAGCCTGGAGCGATACTGACGTTTGATGTCAGAGGTGCTAGGACATTCGAGGTGTTGGTCCAGGCGAAGACGTTAGACCCGTCGGTCAGGTTGTACATGGTGTTCGGCACCTTGGCATTCACCAGATCAACCTGGACCACAGAGTGGAGAGGGCTGGTCAGATGAAGAGTATATGAGTTGGCGCTTGGATAAAGAGCCGTGTCACGGTTTGTTGAATCCACATACACGTATTTGATGGCCTGTGAGTCGTCTGCCATTTACTATTCTAGGCGAGTTTATTCTATCAAAATCCAATCAACTGATGCGGTCGAAGTGGCCGAGTTGAGAATCTTTACAACTCTAACATCAAATGTTGTTGTTGTTTTATTACACACAGAGGCTATAAAAGGAAACGACGATGTTCCGCCGTCAGCAGTTGCTATCACTCTATAAGCGGTACTCGCGGCCGTATATCCGAATGTGACCGTTGCGGTATCTTGAACCGTGTCGCTGACAGTCAGTCCCGTGACACGCCCTGTACGAAAATTTCTCTGAGTTGTTCCACTTGCTCCCAAAATCCACGTTGAATCCGATTCTAATCTTCCAGTGGCCGTGATGTTCGATGCTGTGATGGCGTTCGAGGCGAAAATATTGTTCCTGAGTACCAAAGTATTTAGGTTGGAAATTGAAGTAACGTTTAGTGTCGTAATATTAGCACTTGGAGTCACGACTGAATTTAGGTTGGAAATTGAAGTGACATTCAGACTGGTGGCGAAGATATTGGTCGTTTGGAGTGAATTGGAGGCATATATGTTACCTATGACATGGAGTTTGGCTGCTGGGCTCGTCGTCCCTAATCCTATCGTGTTGCTCGTTGATATAAAGACATTCGCAGTCGAGACTGCTCCGCCAGCTCCGTCCAAGACGACGAAGCTCCCCTGTGTTCCCGATGGGGCCGAACCGGAAGGCCCTTGGGGCCCAGTGGGTCCGGGGGGCCCTTGGGGTCCGCGTAAAATAATCTTTTGATTAGCATTGGGTGGTTTGCATCCGTTGCTTATCATCTACTCTTATGGACTAAAAAAGCTAGATGAGCTCATTCCAACTGACTAGGCCCTGAACTTCGACTGGGTGACCTGTGACAGTTCGCACGCTATAGTACGCGAGCGTCATGATGTCACTCGTCTGTGTGAATGAGTTTCGATTTATTTGTGAATAGTACTTGACGAGTTCAAGTGCCATGGCTGCAGCACTCTGATTTGTACCAGAAATTATACCAGCCGCCACCTGTTGGCAGTAGGTTGTCGTGAATGCCGTGGCCGCTTGGTCAATTTGAACTGCTTGGCTTTGGGCGTGAGCCACAAAGTTCGGTGTCGTGAGATTGGCAGTGGTGACGTTAGACCACAAGGCCCAGTGAATCGTGTCTGAGCTCGTCACGACTACGTCAATTTGTCTTATCTGAACCACTCCATCTAGCCTGTTGGGTGCTAGGCGGATGGACATGGCGGGGTACCACGTCGCGGCTGTCATTGTTCTCGAGAAGTTGGATATATTCGAAAACAGGAGGAGGGACTGGTCGTATCCGCCCTCTGACTGAACTGCACAGCAAATTTGGAGCAAGTTCGAGGTTGCTGGGGCTCCGCCTGCGAGCGTCTGGATCTCATAGCGTACAGGGAGCGTGGCTGTTGTGATATACACGTTTTTGAAGGAGTTGGCGTGGTGGAAGTAGTGTGCAACAAAGAACTGACCATTGATAACAAAGCCTGTTCGGACTGTGCCCACACCGAGCCACTCCATGTCGAGCCAAAATATATGAGAGCACGTTATATCGAGTGAAATACCCGAAGGCCCATATCCAGTGAAGGTGTCGGCGTTCCACGAGGACTGGGGTACGTAAGTTTCAGTTATTATCCCTGTGACATTAGAGCGCTCTACGAGGTACAGTTGGTCACGGAGCTCGAGAAAGTAGCCGTTGTCTTTTCCAAAGTATCCTACTCGCTGCCGGAAGTTGCCGCCGCTTGCTGGCGCCATGACGAAGGTCATGAGTGCTAGCTGGGACTTGCCTGGTTGATAGGTGAAAACATACTTCGTCTCTCGGGCTGCGAAGGACCCCACCGTGGAGGTGACTTGGAGATTGGCCGTACTTTGTGTGGGCATGAAGGTGATGTTCCCCCCTGAAGCCGTGTTTGATGCGAATGTCCAATCGAGGTCATATCTTTGCTGAGAATCGTATAGGGTATAGGGCTGGCTGACACGGATGCGACCAAAGGCATCTGTGTTGGTCCCACCGATGCTTATAGGCAAAACAGAAGATCCACTCGAGCCGCCGCAGCAGCCACTCGGCCAGCCATTGGGCACGTTATACGCCATCTATTATTCTTTAACATATTATATATGACTGCTCACGAAGTCGAGACCTTTTTTAATGAAAGAAGGTATTCATCTATTTCAGATGAATTTCCGTGTAAAATTAAATACCCAAAATTTTACGAAGCTCACAAGACGGAAATTATTCTACATCCAGGTGAAATGATTTTCATACCCGCTGGGTGGTTCCATCTCGTGTTTTCAGATGTTCTCGAAGATGGTGTGAATTTCGCCATGAATCACTGGTATCATGTTGTAGAGGAAGGGCGTGCAATGGAGGGAGAGAGCTCCGACCTGAAGCCTTTTAAATCAACCCATGATCTTAATTTTGATCCTGATAAAGTCATGAGAGATGACGGTAAAATTCAGGTGATGATAAGTCCAAATGGAAAATTTGGTTCGACTTCAGTAGAACCTTCCAAGTTTGAAGAGGGACTCGATGTTAGAACTTGGACCTGGCGTGAATTTTGGTCACAAAAGAGAACAGATTCCTATCTGGTTCAGCATGAAAATATGGATCTCAAGGAATACGAGCCTGGTAGGGATAATTGGGCTGCATCGACTATGTGGGTCTGTTTCGACAAGCTCTCTACATATCTGCACTACGATCGTCAAGACAATTTTTTAATGCAAATTAGAGGAACTAAAAAGATCCTGTTGTTCCCCCCCGAGGATCACCAGCTCCTTTATACATTCAACCCGTACCCACTTCGCACTATTGAAGTACTAATGAGCTGTTGGGGTAACTGGGGATATGTTAATATATACAGTGACTGTAATATTAAAGAACAAGTAGATACTTTCACTAATATATTGGGTGAATTGGATACCGCCCCTATCTGTCATAAAGACTTGACTAATGAATATGCATCTTATATTGAACGTTACAAAGGAAAGGTGGTCACTTTGCAAGGATGGTTTCCAGATTGGAGTCCCAAAAACGAACCTCAATTTATAATTACTAAATCACAGTTTATAGGTAATTTCAAGTTTTATCACCCTCACATACACTGGATTGTTTTCTTAGAAGATTCGTGTATAAGAGTTAGTAGGTCGGAGTACGAGATAACAAAGGGTAGTGTTGTATGTTTTCCCAATATTTACATTTATAATTGGAGTGTCAAGCCTGACACGCCAGTCATCGTAGCGGTGGACCATGAATCCACAGAACAAGAGCGTGTCTAGTTCCTTTTGTAATTGGTGTAACTTTGTGTCTTTTATAAGATGGAAAAACTGTGCATGATCCCATCGCTCTTGCAGCCTTTTCGTCATCATCGAAAATCAAATCACATCCTTCATATGTTGATGGGTCTGTAAGCTGAACAGAGACGCTAAGTTTTCTTCTACTATGTTCCCCAGGTCCATGGTCGTCATGCCAGTCGTAGTGACCATTTTCATCAGCCGTGTATTCAGTGTATTGGATATCTTCTATAATCTCAGTCAGGTCCATTTTGAAAAAATCTTTATTAGCATCTCTTACTGCATCAAATAATCTTTCATATATCCACCTGTTTCTTACTGTTTTAGTAATCCAACAAACTTTACTCGACCTAGTGACCTTATTTGTTTCACTGATAATTGCTCCTATCCCACCCTTTTCACACGCAACAAAATCACCAACTATCTTCTCACATTCCTGTACAGAAAACAAGTTCTCTTTAATGGCCAATTTATCAATAGACATACTCAAGGGTGTGAATCTGAAGAAACAGTAATTAGACTTTATGTACTGTCCAACGTCCCATGCGTGATCTTTGTTTGGCCCATCCGCATCCACATAGTGCAAGAATGCCTGAATATATTCGTCGCCTTCGAACATTTTTCGGTGGTGCTCTATGTCGCACCCTTGGTACAAACAAGCGTCCCCTTTCTGCAGAATCAACCCCTCTTCACCCATGTATATAGGCCATGGGTGGGTCTGACTGATATTCACCGTAAGGGAGTATTCACACGATTCCCTGTCCTTGTGCCGAAGCAGTTCAGAATTTTTCCTGTAAATTCGACAGTACGAATATGTAGGACAAATTCTCTTGCCAGTCTCGGCCTCCACTCGACTGTTTAGGATGCCTAGTAGAACGTTTATAGCAGGAATACCGTAGAAACCAGATGAATTTGAAACGTTATTGTCTCTATCATTATCCGAGTAATTTCTAATAATTTCAGCTAGTTTATCACAGTCTGCTTCAGGCAGGACGTTTTCAAGTACCCTGTACATTAATATAAGTCATAAAATTTTATACCTTAAGTATTAATGTCGAACGTGCCTTGGAATAATCAGGGGACCCAGACTGTGTATATGTCTGGAATAGGAGGCGCATTTCAGGGTTTGGGATATAGCTTGAATCAGTACTGGAATGGGAGGGACCATTTTTACAACCCAGATAATGGTGGGACGTGGTATGACCAAGGGCAGAGAGCCATGTCCTCTTGGACAAATAAGTCATGGACGTATATTTATGGTCAGGGCACGTATGTTGGAGCTCCTAACGGCTACACGAGTGTTTATGTTAATCAGGGGCAGGGGGGGTGTTATCAGTCCGTCTATTGGCAAATAGGTTATATACCTAGAGTTTTCATTAGAAACTATACCTATACTACAGGTTACGGTGGCACGGGTGGTAGAATTTTACAAGGTTACCCATTCAATCCAGGAGCTTCGCCGGGTACGCCGGCCTTTAATATTCAAGGCACTGCGGGTTACCTAATAGTAAGATACCAGGGTTTCACTTTGGCCGGAGGCGGTGGAGGAGGAGGCGCCGGGCAGCAGGGGTCAGTTTACAGTTACAATGCAGCGCGCGCACAGGGGCAGTATCAAACTACGGGTGGAGGAGGAGGAGGCGGTGGCGGTGGGTTTGGTATCGGTGGCGCAAGACCAGATGCTGGTCGGCAAGGTGGCACTTCACAAAATGGATTCGCAACCAGCGGTGGGGCGGGGGGAGCAAACGGTGGGTCTGGTGCTTATACCGGAGGATCTGGTGGATCACCTGGACAGGGTGGTGCCTCACCTCCAGGTGGCGGCTATGTGGGAGGTGGCGCGGCTGGGCAGAACGTCGCCGGAGGTTGGCAAGGTTCGTGGATTTATTAAAGAAATAGTTATTTTAGTAAATAGAATGGAGTATATTTACTTCACAGAACCCACTACATTCTGTATAATAAAGAATTATCAATCGAATGAAGTGACCAAGTCAATTCTAAAAGAGTTGGATGCTCTAAAACCGCATCTCAAAGGTCCAGCTGATACTGCGGCTGCACGTGATTTATCAGGTGAAATTAAGAAGGTAAATTCAGGACTTTTTCTAGAGAATTTTTTGGGTGAAAATGCAGGAAAAAGTGGAATACTCAATTATGGTCGCAAGCTATTCAATGAGTGTATATGGGAATTGAAAAAGTCGGGTTGGTTCTACAAGTATGTAGAGCGGTCGAATCACAACTCCACTCTAGTGAGTTACTACAAGTCCGGTGACTTTTACGAGAGTCACGAAGACAGTAGTATCGTAACTGCCATCTATTACATATGGAAAGATCCTAAGAGCTTCGACGGAGGAGATTTGTACTTTGGCGACTTCAAGGTTCCCATTGAAAATAATTGTCTTCTTATATTTCCTTCCTG